GAGCTTGCCCAGCACTTCCTGCTGCTGGTTCGGAGACGATGGCGCTTCATCGACGATGATGTCGAACTTCATGCTTTCATCGCTGAGCGCGCGCATCACGGTGTTGAGCGCCACGAACATCTCACGCTTCTTGCCCTCTTCAGCCTGGGCGATCTGCTGTTGAGCCTGTTGCATCTGCTGTTGCCACTGAGCGAGAGCCTGCGGATCCTGCGTCATCGGCTGCGGCGGCAACATCAATTGCGCTTGCTGTGGATCGAACGGATCGACCGTCACGCGCACCAATGTTTCAGGGGGCAGCGTCTTCATCAGCGCGAGCAGCGTCCTGCCCTGCTCTTCGTGATAGAATCTCTTGCTGTCGAACAGCGAGGCTTGCGTGCTGACAGCAGACTGACGGCGCTGCATTTCGAGGCTGGCAGGCTGGTCGCGATCGGCCGAGCCCAGCAGCTCGACATTGATGCCGGAAACGCGCGAAATATTCTGCATGGTGAACTCAATGAGCATCACCGCGCCTTGAGGCAATGGGGGAGATTCACGGGGCTTAATGCGCCCATTGGTGAGCGCGCCTTCCGTTACCTCGACATTCTTCTGCGGATTGCTCCAGTCCTCTTCAGCCTTGCGCTGATCCGCGAAGGCGCCGCGCTCGTACAGCAAGCCGCCCTTCGCATTGCTGGCGAGAATGTGGATGACGGTCGCAAGGAACTTGTTGAGGATCTTCTGAGGGTCTTTCAGCGCCCGAACAATGCCGTACCAGGTCTTTTTCTTCTCATCGCGCTTGGTGGTGATGAAGTTATAGGCCCATACCTCAAGCGGGTTTACCTCAAGGACCGATGTCTGGCCCAAGAATGCCTGTTTGTAGACCTTCTTGCCGCCTTCGAAGTCGTACCATTCGACCTCGACCATGCAGACGCGCTTAGGCTTGCCGCTTTCTGGAATGCCCTCGCCTTCGCGCTGGTGCTGCGGGTAATCCAACTCTTCCTTGTTGTCGGAAGTATCGTTGATCCCGAGCGCAGCCCATTTCGCATTCAGCTCGATCGTGGCAACGTCGGGGAACATCTCCTGCGCTTCGTCGAGATCCATCCACACCGCGCGGCCGCCATAGCGGCGATCGGCAAGGTTGCGCTTCGTGGCGTTCTTGTCCCAAAATGCGGTGCGCGGGTCGCGGCGATCGATTGAGATGCTGTCTTCGCCATTCTTGCGAGTTTCGGTGACGCCGATCCCGGTAATCGCCGCATCGGTGAAGGCATCCGATTCCTCGCGCTCGGACTTGGCCTGATCGCGGACCCACATCGCCGCCGATGACAGCAGCTCATCCACCTTCACGTCGCCTGCGGTGCGGGGTAGATATTTCACGTCCTGGCGGTTGTTGACCTCAAGCCCGGCAACGGCGTCGATGTTGATCTGGACCAGGTTGAACACCGGCGCGGGACGGCCATCGCTTTCGAAGACGGCCAGTTCTTCCTTCGACCACTGATAGCCGTTGTAGAAGTCATAGGCTTCGTCAGCCTCTTTGCGCCATTCGGCAAGGTGATCGATCGCGCTCTTGGTCCAGCCTTTCAGCCGGCGGAAGAGATCGCCATCGGGATCAACGCCAATCGCTTCGACCGTGTCTTTCGTGGCATCATCGGGCTGGATATCGTCTAAGCCGCCCATGATGTTGCCCCTGCTGATTGCATCCGGCGCCGCGCACGCTCGTAACGGTCTTGCTCACGAGCGATGGAGATGGGCGTCACGGCGAAGGTGCCGATGAACGAATCGGCCAGGTCAGGAGAATGACCAATGCGCTCTTTGGTATCATCCTTTGGCTCGACCTTGCGCTGCCCGGAAGAAGTGTAGCCAAAGAAGACGCTACACAATTCTCCAGCAAGGGCGTTGTCGGTCATCTCGGCGCCGTTCTTTGGGTCAAACCATTCAGCAGCCTTGAACCAAAGATCGTCACGCAATCTTGGGTAGCCGTCCCTGATGCCCTTGGTCTCCGCGACGTTGAGCGCAACAACCAACGGACCAACAACATCATGCTCGCGCAGCCGATCGACTACGCCGGCACCAATACCGATGACATCGACCACGATATGGCTCGGCAATTCATCGCGCGGCGTTTCCTCGAATTCATTGATGATGCGCCCGGCGAGTTGCATCGTGTCTATTCCGCGCCACGACTTCACCGGCTCCATCAGCTTCCGATGGCGTCGCTTGCAGAGTGTGGAGCGATCCCCAAACGCAGAGCGGGCAGGATCAACCGACCAGATTGGCTTGTACTTATTGTTGTCCTGGTCGTTTACCTTGCGCTTCGCTGCGGCCTCAAGGAGAGGAAGCGGAATGATAACATCGTCTTCAACGTCCGGGAACTCACCCAACACGTTGACTTTGACATGATCCGAGTGAAGACCCCAATCTTCAATCATGTCGTTGATTTGCTTTTGATTGGCCGCCTTCGCAGTGCGGGTGTCGACAGTTAGCGTTAGCCAACGATGACGAAAACGGGTGAATATTTCATAGAAGCGGCCAGACTTGCGGTACGGATTGCCAAACACGAATATGAAACTGTCTGCGTCCGTCATCGTGGTATCGACAACATCGTAAATCGGATCAGCGATACCCGAACCCTCTTCCATGAAGGCCGCCTGTCCGCGTCCACCGTTGTGCAAGCCGCCAAAGGCATCGGGGTTGTTTTCAGACCACTTGAGTGCATCGATGCCCCAAGTTGCTTTCGCCTGCTTGTGATAGAAGCGGGTCGCAGTCCATTCGAACCAATGTTTGTTGATTACGCGCTGATGCCAAAGAGCAAGCTCGCGCCACAGTTTATCATCAAGCTGATCGCCGGTATTGGCCGTCGCAAAGCCAGCGAAGTTCGGCCGCGTCGACATGAAGAACAGGATCAACCAACATTGGAGCGCGGTTTTGCCAGGCCCCTTGCCGGTTTTCGCAGCCATCCTGATGACGTCGCCGGGTGAGCGTGTTTTGATCGCATCGCCCAAAGTCTTCAGAAATGTGGTTTGCCAAGTGTCGGGACCGTCCCATCCCTCAAGATCGCCTTCGCCCCAATCAAACGCGAACATGGCAAATCCATAAGGATCATCGTAGAACTCGCGCATGCGATCAACGAGCAAACTGTCAAGTTCGTCTGGCCTCACGATGAACTCAGCCTGTTATCAGCACGACGAAGGCGTTCAGCGATGTCGATTGATCCGCTGTGCTCAATCTCCTGCTTATCTCGCCAGTTCAGCTTTCTGCGGTTGAGAAGCCAAAGCCGTTGCGCCTGGACATCGCCGGGAATGTATTGGCTGATCTTCAGAACATCATGCTTGCCCTGTTCATCCTTGATGACGCGCTCAACGAGAACCGTTTCTCCAGTGGCTCGACGATAAAGGCTATCGGCTACATTCGCATCAGCAGCTTCCTTGCCCTCTTTGATGGACTCCAAAAAAGCCGGAATATCGCGCTTCCAGTTGTTGAGCGTGGCCACGCAAATGTTAAAAAACGCGGCTAATTCCTCATCCGTGTAACCGAGTAAGCACAGCTTCCGAGCCTGTTCGTTGAACTCGACACGATATTTGCTATCCCGTCCCGGCCCTGGGATCGGAAGTCCTGAAGATACAATCTCGCCTTCAATGGCCGCGCTCATGCGGCAAACCAATTACACGGAAAATTCAGCCCTGTGCATATGACATAAATCAGATTTTATCGTCCGTGTCCCAATCCTTGACAACATTGAGCGCGATGTCTGCTAGTTCGGCAGCATATATCGTACCGTCGAATTGCAAGCCATCATCGACCTGTTGAAAATAGTCGCCATCTCGATTCGCCTGCTCGCGAATGTTGATGATGAACGCCTCAATCAGAACATCGCGGAGATTGTGGGCTGCGCTCACGCTATCACCCTCGGCAAACTGCGAAACACCGTCCGCAATGGCACATGAAGCTCCCGAGCGATGCGTGACTTGTTGATGCGTTCCCCAGCCTCTCGCATTTCCATGGCGCGCTGAATCACGCGCTGGCGTTGCTGCGCTGGGCGGCCGCGTGTGATGTGCTTCAAGTTCATTTTCTCTCCCCTATGCCTAGAATTGCGCGCAACTCCTCGCGGATTATCGCGCGCATGCGGTCTTGATCGAAACTCTGAGCAATTCGGTACTCAATTTCCTTCGCAATAGATCGGTAATTGCTTGCAGCCGCCGCCTTCACCATAACCGTTAAAGCAGGCGCGAGGCGGCATCCTTGCTGCATTGGCGGACCATCTGGACTGCGTGGCCTACCCATCACCCCTCCCCTTGACTCAGGACATGGTCGATCGCGGATGCGAAAGCCTTGGCAAATTCGTCGCCAAAGAATGGAGCGCGGCGCCCGCTAGCTAAAGACTCAAGGCCGGCTATCACCATCCCCTCGTCCACTTGCTTCAGCTCGTTCAGGATGGCGCGGACGAGCGTCTCACTTGTTGCCCGTTCCATTTCGTCAGCCGGCCTCGTGTGTTCGTATAGCTCTTGGCAAACCGCGTCGATGCAGCGCCCCAGCATCGTGGTGTCTCTGTGGGTCATCGTGCGGGCTGCGAATGCGGGTTGATGCAGCTAGACGAGTAACCGCCCTGCGTGCCTTGAGGCACCCACGAGCCGCCCTGATCGAGACACGCCCTCATCCCTTCGTAATATCGAGTGTTCAACTGGGCGCAGGAGTAGGCTCCGGCAGTGCACAGCGCAGCAACACAAGCTACGGTCGATAATGCGATCAATACCGAATAGAACTTCTCCATCATCTCATTCCTTCTGCTTGCGGGGTGGGGTTAGGCGGCATCCTGTGCAGTATCTCGCCAATTCCTGCGGCTTTGCGGATGCGCTCGGTCTCCCTGTCCAGCTCGTCGGCCTCGCTCTCCCGGCCCATACGGCGGTAAATCCTGGCTTGGTCCTGCCGTGCTCGGATTGTTTGCTCGACGGGAACGGATTGCTTGGCAGATTGCGGCGTGCTCCGCTCCAGCATTTTCGTGAAATTCTCGGGGCTTTTCAGCAGCCAGCCAAGGTTTCCCTCGGTCCATTTTCCAGACTTGCCCGAGTGGAATTCGCTGGCCGCCATGTTGCGGATTGCCGCGAAAACCGCGTCCTCGCCGTGTTCCTTCGCCCTAACGGCGAGATGCTTCCGACGGTCTGGGGTGAGCGGTCGGGCCTTCGGCAGCGGTGTGCCAGCGGTTTCCGTGTTCCAGGTTTCAACAACCCGATTTGGAAAATCGTCAAGGGGAGTATCAGCTTTAGCTGATGGGGTAACTGGATGGGGGTTTGATATATATTCTTTGGGGGAAACCACTTCCACGGACTCCGGTGGAATTCCGGTGGATTTCCGCTTACGCTCACGGTCATATGCGCGGCGTTTATCTGCCACAGGATCGCGCCGAACCTCACCCCCAAGGCTGGCTGAAAGCTCCATAACCAGCGCGAGTTGCTCGGCTGTCAGGCCAGACATCGCTAGATCGCGCATGACATCGCTGGCGGGCCTCACTGGACCGTCTCTTCTTCATCATCGCAAAGCAATGCCTCAAGCGTGAACAGAGCGATTGCTATCCACTCTGGCGGCTGTTCCTTGCGCTCGACATATTGCTCCGCCTGCCACATGATGACGTGGACCATATGTCGGAAAAGATTTTCGGACATTTCGAACCATTCGCCATGGAGGCGCTCGTCAGCGAAGCGCTCATGAATTCGGCGCTCAGTTTCCATAGTGCCTGGATGCATCGCCATGAAAACCAGCGGAGAGGCTGATCCGGTTTGAAGCGCGGCAATACGTCGCTTAACTGATCGGCTAGTGTAGCCAATTTTAAGGCGATGCGTTTCCTTGCATGCGATGTAATAGATGGTGCCGTTCATACCAGCAACCTCGCGCGCAATGGCACGCCAAGCATCATCAGGAACGCCTCAACGTCGGCCAGAGAGCGGCAGCACGACCAAAATCCGCCCGCGAGGGTTATCTTGTCGCTCACGTCCTTCTGATTGTCTGAGAGAGCGCCCTTGCCAGCCTTCAGCTCGATGCCGATGAAGCGGCCCGACCAGCATATCACCAGATCGGGCGCTCCGACCTTGAGCCCGGTGGACTTGAGCTTGTTCATCTGGCGCCCGCGCTGCTGCGGATCGCCGGCGAGCACTGAGCCGTTGGGTATCGAGCAATACCAGGCTGACGATGGCAGCGCCACGTCGAGATGTCCGCAAACCGACTTTTGCAGGATGTCTTCGGGGCGCGCCACTATGCTGCGGCCTCTTCCCGATAGGCTACAATGTCATAGGCATAATCAGGCGGGAACGGATGCCCGTGCTTCCATCGCCATTTATCAGCCGTCAGAGCGTCCTTTGAGACCTTGCGACAGCGGAAACCAACCCGCACGATCGGCTGCGGCAAGGGCTCGCCTTGCGCATCTATCCCGGCATAGGGGTTCGGCCCGCCGTGGTGTTTGTGCCAACTCACAGCAATATTCCCGGCAGCTTCTTGCTGAGCCTGGCCACGTCGGAATTGGGTTGGTGTTTGACGTGGTAGACAATGATCTTGCGCAGCAGCGCTTCAGATCCCAGTCGCGCAGCCTCGGCCTCATGCGCGCTGACGCCGAGAATGGGATCTCCATGGTTGTGGCGCTTCATGCGTGCGTTGTTGTTTATAACCCCCACGTTCCGCTCCTATGCTGCGCGAGCTAATGAGAGACCGCGACGACGCAGTTCATCGATCAGCTCAGGTGCGGAAATGCTGTCCAACTTAGGCCGCTCGATAAGGCGAATGCGGCGGGCGCGATTTGGCTCCCACTCAATCAGTCCCTGCTCTTTGAGCGCGCGTACAAGCCTATGGATGCCAGACTTCGAGTTGAGACCTAACGCGCCCTTCATTTCTTCATAAGAAGGCGGCACAAGCTCGTCGGGCCAATTGCGCAACAGTTTATAGAGATCAGCTTGTTTAGGTGTCATGCCGCCCACTCCATTGGCTCAGACCAGCGCACATTATGCTTGGCCCCGAATGCAAAGATCAGTTCAATCAGTGCCGAGAACTGGGCGACGGTCAGCGTCGATGAGGACATACCAACCGGGAATATCCCGTCGTTCTCCAGCGTCGGCAGGAACCGCATTTCAGTCCCCAGGGCATTCATGAAACGAAGCTTGATGTCCTCTTTCGAGTAGACATCGAAGCCAGGAACCTGCTGCCGGACATCTTCTATCATCGGCCAAAGCCGGCGGTTCTGCGCGTCCCGGCGCGTCTCGGCGCCAAGCCGCATGACGGAGCCTATGGGAGCCTCATCGATGGCACGGTGTGCATATGCGCGCTGCCGATCGCCCACGAGGCGGACGGTTTCGCTCATGACGACACTGTGGAGATGGTTAACTGGTTAACGCGCGAGGGCGCGAAAAAGCGCTCAGACATAGGGATTGTCCAACTTCGATTTATGCGGCGATTTCAGATAGAATTGCTTGGCGAGCGAGAGCAGATCGACGCCGTATTTCCGCTCAAAGCTTTTCTCGCCCCGATGGCTTTCAGAGTGATGTTCGCGGCAAAGGCTTACCGTGAATGCGTCGCTGCTTTTCTGCCCGGTGCCGCGCGTGCTCGATCGGTTGATATGTGCAACCTCGATCGGCTTACCGTGGCAGCCTGGAACTGAGCAATAATGCCCTCTTACCCAATCCCGGTGCGCCACACTTCGAGCGCGGGCTTTGGGCTTAACATCATCGACAGGGAGGCGCGGCGGTAACATCATGCCGACTGCCCATTATATACATTTTTTTCTGTTTGTCGCGAGAGGCCAATGCTGGAAAGGGCCGCTTTTCTGTTACGTTTATAATAATCGTTGTTGGCACTAAGCACCCTGAACCTAAAATCAGCATCCGAGGCGTATCGCTCGCGTTTATGCTGGTTGACGATATTCTTCCGCAAGGCGTAGCGCGCGCGCTTCGCGGCATTGATCTTCTCGCGACGAACCGCTTCCGCAAGGGCGATGCTTTCGCAGCAGGTCAGAGGCCGCACCTTGTTCACTTGGTGCAGACGGTCGATGATGCTCATCCCGCACGCACCATGTCTACGAGTTGGTTGCCTGCGTCGAACTCGGCAGCTTCTTCCTCGATCCGCTTAAACGCGGCCTGGATCTCCTTATCCATACCGATGAAGTCTGAGCCATCTCCATCCCACAACCGGGGTAATTCATCGCGGAGCTGCTGAAGAAACGGCTGTTGCGTATCGAGATAAATCTCCAGCGTGTCCTTGTCGGCGGCGCCTGCCATTTCCATTACGACTTCGCGATATTTCTCGCGCACTTCTGCTCGGGTTTTGACTGGCCCTTTCAGCGGGACCGGACGTTCGCGCTCCCTACCTTCGTCGCGAGTATGCGGGCGGTCGTTTGCAACTGCCTGCCCTTGAATGACGCTGCCATTATCAAAACCGCCGTCCGGGACCTCCTCGGCTGGGGTAGTCGAAAGGCCGGCGTTCATCAGGAGAACAACATGGGCGAAGGATGATCGGCAAGCGCGCGATATGGCACGGGTCTGAGCCATTGCCCGAATGGCATAGTCATGGCGCTTCGGGAGCGTCTTTCCCCGGACCTGCCCCCCATACCATGTCGGCTCATCCTCGCCGACAAACCCCTCAGCCGTGGAGATGATAACACCGTCAGACATGCGCCGAACCACGCCGCGCGCACGCACGCCACCCTCGACGGCCTCAACATCTTCCGCACCGGCAGCGCAGCCGTGAGCAATGGCAATCGCCTGCCATCCCTCGACAGACACATATCGCCGGCCCTGAATGGTTGTTGCAGCGGCGACGACAATGTCCTTGCACATCGACGCAGCGTCAGTCGACGCGCGGTACGCTTCGGCATTGCTTTGGACTAATGCTGATGACATAATCTACTCCTCTTCGTGAGAGAGGCAGGCAGTCTTGACGGGTTCGCCTGCCTCATTTGTTGAATGATGATCACCCCTGCTTCCCCAACTGATATTCGGAAGCCTGCTCAGCAGCGGTGAAACTGACCTTGCGTGACAGGGTGAAAGGAAGTTCAGCCAAGGAGCCGTCGCCGTTCAGCAGCCGGAACTTCTTGGCGAAGATGATGATGCGGCGCGGGGTCATGCGGCAGCGCCCTGCAGGAACATATCGCCTTGGCGCTGAGCGTCCTCAATTCTTTTACAGGCGATGTCGAAGTACTTAGGCTCGCGCTCGATGCCGATGAACTTGCGGCCCATCTGAACAGCGGCAACGCCCGTGGTGCCGGAGCCCATGAAGGGGTCGAGGACAGTTGATTGCGGCGTTGATGCAGAAGCAATCGCGCGTCTTGGCAATTCAAGCGGGAAGGCGCAAACGTGGCCCGTCTCACTTGACTGGTCAGGCGGAAAACGCCAAATCGTCGTCAGTCCCAATTTGTCAAATGCAACGGGTCGGCCAATCTGATATATGCGCTCGTCTTGGATCGCATAGCGGGGCGTATTATTCCCGGTAGCGCCGCAGCGGTCCCAAATGATTTCGCACCACAATGGGAACTCACGCAGCCAATCCATCGGATGATATACCGCGTTGCGGCGCGACCATGCGTAACGCACCTTGTGATTATAAAAAATACTGCCATTGCATACGGCCCGACAAAGACGAATGATCTTCTTTTGTTGCTCTTGATATTCGTCTTCTGGAAGCTCATCCTCGTACCAATCTTGCAGACGGGCTTCGATGCTTTTAAGTGTGGTAGTCGACCCGCCACTACCCTCTTTAACCAAGTTGTAGGGCGGCGACGTAACAACAATATCCACCTTGCCGAGCGTCGGCAGAATGTCGCGGCAATCGCCTAGATACAGCGTGGCATTGCCGATGATTTCGATATCAGGCACCATCACGCAGCCTCCCGCACCGACATCAACGGATCCGGCAGCTTCGGCAGCTTGCGATGGTGACGACGGGCAAGCTGGCACTCCAGTTGCTGGATGCGCTTGCGGTATTCACGGTTGTCTTCGTGCAGCAGCTCGTTTTGCGCCTCGGCGAACTTGCGACGGAAACGCGAAGACACAGCAAAGCCGAAAGCGATGCACGCTGCGAGCCAGCCAACCAGGCCGAACAATATTGCTGAAGTTACAATCATGTCCTACCCCCTCGTCCCATCAAGAGACGTTCGTTAACCATGCTCGGAAATGGAATTGCCGCAGAGCGCCCGTTACGTGGATGCAACAATGGTAAGGGTCGCACCCCTGAAGGGGACTCCGGTTTACTGTGTCCGCTGCGCTAAATGCGGGAGCGTTCAGTGCTCGTTGAAGCGTCCCGATCGCTGGCGTTGCCGATGCGGCGAATGGCTGGAGGTTCATGCTGCGGCGTCCTGCGCGCGGTATGACGACATGAAAGCCTCGACACGAGCCAAGGTGCTCATCCGCACGTCTCGGCCAGATCGAAGCTGACGAATGAAATGCCGATCATTCAGCGCGAGTTCGCCGAACTGCCACTCAGAAAGACCGCGATCTTTGCAGAAGTGCTCAATTTTGGAGAGGAGCGTGTTCATAGATCGTGAGTATATGGGGGAAATATCCCCCAGTCAAGGTCTACGGCGGGGGATATTTCGCGACTATCCCGACAACTCACTACCGTGGGATATCTCCCCCGTGAGCACCAGCCCGAACATTCTCGAAATTCGCGAGACCATTGAGCGCGAGATGAAGGCCAAGGGCTTCAGCCGCCGCGGCCTGTCCGCAGCGACCGGGTTAAGCGAGTCCGTGGTGCGAGACATTTTAACCCGCACCGAAAATCCAGGAATAGGCACGCTCTATAAAATCGCGGAGGCGCTTCAAATCCCCGTGGAGGACGTGACCGGCGCAGGACGAGTGCCGCTGCTGGGCGAAATTGGCGCTGGAGGCTTGATTGCCTACTTCAAGGACGACGAAGAGATTTCCTATGTTGTCAGGCCGCCGCTAGCGCCTGGTCCGTTGATGGCACTGGTCGTACGCGGCGAATCGATGTTGCCGAAATACGAACCGGACGACATTATCTATGTGCGTCGCGATCACGACGGCGTCCTTCCTCAATATATCGGCCGCTATTGCGCCGTGCACCTCACGGACGGCGGAACGTATCTCAAGATTTTGGCCACGGGCTCCAAGCCTGATCGATACACCCTTCGATCACTCAATGCCGCCGACATGGTCGACGTCGAGGTGGTGTGGGCTTCTCCCGTGCTATTTGTTAAACAGAAATAAGGTCGCCCCAGAGCATTCACGTCAACCATGGGGGGAAGAAGTGAAGATTATTATCTGTCTCGCGATCGGATTAGCATCAACCGCCGCTATGGCGCGCGGGAGCCATTACACAAGGAGCTATGTTCGTCATAATGGCTCTTTCGTGATGGGGCATCGCTCCACGAATAGGGATTATTCTCGCCTTAACAATTGGTCTACCCGTGGCAACTTTAATCCATATACCGGGAAGGCTGGAACAGTTGATCCATTTAAACCTGCGCGCGCCAAATCGTGGTAAGAAGGCCCGAGCTAGCGCTGCTCGCCTTTTTTGGCTTGGTGGCCTGTGGGCAGCCGGTCAAGCTTTATACCGAGGACGAGATCAGCGACATCGCATCTAGTGAGGCTGCGCAGCAGATTGAGCCTCTTGAGGCAAGGATAACAGCCTTGGAAAGGGCGCAGAAGGGCCTTCAGGATCAGATTGACACCACAAGGAACTTGGCCCTAGCCCTCAATAAGGCGCACGACGGACTTGTAAAAACCTTCAATAAGAATGTTGAAATTGACAATAGGAAAACCATTGCGGCGATGACCGCTCGCGGCGATTGCGGGATGGAGTGGAGGCAGTCGCCTTCAGGTCAGCAATTTTTGGCAAACCGAGCATGTACAGAGAAGGATCTCAAATAGCGTAGCTCCCGCCCTAATCCCATTTTTCTCACCCGGCCTAGCCAGCCGGGTTTTTGTTGCGAATCTCACTCCGAAAATAAATGTGTGAAATTTCCCCCGCGCCTATTGACGGTGGGGGAAATATCCCCCATAACACTCCCATGCAAACGATCACCAGGCATGGGAGACGCGAAGTGGCGGCAGCAATCAAGATTGACGAAAAGCGTTTGGAGAAAGTCCGGGTCAATGGCCTGAAGTCGGGCTCGCACAGTGGAGTATCCAGCGGCTTCTGTGCGATGGAAGCTATTAGCTACATCACTGGCGAAAGCTGGTCGGATCATCCAGAGTGTGTTTGCCCGGTCATCGGTGCGTTCATGCGCAACTGGAATGACAGTCTCAAGGATGACGAGCGCAATAAGCTGATCACACCGGAATTGCTGCTCAAGACTGTCGGGACGCGCGGTTCAAAGGATTTGGAGCATCGTCGGTCGCTGATGGCTGCGGACTGGCTGATCCGGGTCCATACCCCGGCATGGCTCCGGCTGGCGAAACTTGATGCTCAAGCCGATCTCATTGCCGGCCTGCCTGAAATTACGGACATGGCGCAATATCCATCACTGCGCGCTCCGCTTGAGGCTGTTCGCAAAGATGCGAGCGCCGCATGGGACGCCGCAAGGGCCGCCGCATGGGACGCCGCATGGGACGCCGCAGGGGACGCCGCATGGGCCGCCGCAAGGGCCGCCGCATGGGACGCCGCAGGGGACGCCGCACGGGCCGCCGCATGGGA